TCACTTCTTCCCTCCCACCAGTTCAGCCCGCTTGGCTTCCAGAGCGCGGGACAGTTCGAGGCGTTCGTTGTCGGTCATGTCAGCAGCGCCGACAGCCTTCTCGGCGGCTTCCCATTCCTCGCGGCTGCTCGCGGACTGGATCATTTCGAGCAGGTCGGTTTCGGTGTGGGCCTCGCCGCGTTGTTCGTCGGTGGGGCCTTCTTGCCAGTCGTCATTGCCCGAGCCCCATTCGTCCAAGACGTTGAACGACTGGCGCTTGTTCTCGATTGCGTGCGTGCATTCGGCATGCAGTTCCGGTCGCTGGCGTTCGAGATCGTCGAGCTTACCGGCGCGCGAGGTCACGAACTGTTCGAGCTTCTCGGAATCCGGTGCGCGGTTGAGCGTGGCGATGAAGTCGGCGGACCACTTGGCGGCGGGGTCTTCCTTGGGTTCGGTCTTGAGCGGCAGTATCTTGATGCCAGCCTTCTTGCCCTTCGTCTTCATGACAACGACGACGACTTCTTTCTCGATGTGGCTCATGTGGCTGATGCGGATGCCGCCAACCTCAAGGCCGCCGAACGTCACCTTGTCGTCGCGGTACAGCGTCATCGACCGGCCAACGTAGTCGTTTCCGTTGCGACCCCAGACACCGAGCAGAACACGGCGCATGGTCTTGCACGGCTTGAACGGCTTGTTGTTGTCGCCCTCGTAATAGATGGCGATGGGCTGGTCACCGTCGCAGCCGGCAACGCGGCGCACGGTGATGGTCCGTGTGGTGCCGATCAGATCGTCGGCATTCAGCTGGTCCGACTTGGCCTCGACGAAGCGGGACATATCAACGATGTCGTTCATGGCTCACTCCTCAGAATTTGATGATGACATTGGGGACAGCGCCGCCGACGATTGCGAGAACGATGTTCTTCGCGACCTGCTCGTCGATTTCACCAGCCTCCATGATCGCCTCTTTCGCGGCGGTCATGATCTTGGAGCGGTGTGCACGGTCAGCTTCCCGCTTAGCTTGCTCGGCGGCGGCGCGTTCGGCCTCGGCCTGGCGCTGCGCTTCCTCGCGAGCAACACGATCGCGTTCGGCCTGTGCAGCGGCCTCAGCCTCCTCGGCGCGGCGACGTTCGGCGGCCAACGCTTCAGCGTGCGCGCGTTCAGTGGCTTCTCGCTCTTCCCGCGCCTTACGTTCGGCCTCGGCCTTTGCGCGCTCCTCAGCTTCCCTCTGCAAGCGCTCGACACGCTCCTGCTCAGCCCTCTCGGCCTCTGCCCGGAGGCGCGCAGCATCTTCCTCGGCGCGCTTTTCAGCCTCGATGCGTTCACGTTCCGCGGCCTCTGCGCGAAGGCGCTCAAGTTCGGCGCGCTCTTCCTCTTCGCGGTTGAGGCGGGCAAGAGCAGTTTCCAAAGCAGAGATGGCGGCAGACTTTGCGTTCTCGGCAATGCCGATTCCCGCCCTGTGAACCTCCGGATCGATGCTCATCGCCTGCAGATCGTCTATGCGAGTCCGAACTGATGCCGCGTTGTCTTCGATGTCGACGCGCTGCATTGCACGGATCGTCGCGAGCTGATCCTCAATCTCCTTCTCGCGCTTCTTTTCCGCATCCTCCCATTCTGTCAGCGGACGGCGCACCTCATCCTTAAGGTCATCCAGTTGCTTACGAATCTCACGCCGGGCTTCGTCGACTGCATTGATGCGAGCGCGAGCCTCTTCGTTGAGCTTCTTTCCGGCATCGTCGATGGCGGTCTTGGTGCGCGCAACCTTGTAGGCCAGAGATGCAATCTCATCGCGTCCCTTTTTGGTTTCCAGATTGGGAACAAGCGCATCGCACTCTTCCCGCATCGCCTGATAGAACTGGCTGAACTTTTCCTTGTCTGTCAGAACAAGGACAGGCGTCGCCTCAACGAGGGCAACAATGTCGTTCTTTGGCTTCTCGGCAACAGTCGTCACAGCACAATCTCCAATGCTTCACGCCGCTCGGTCGGAATGACCTTCTTCATCGCCGCCAGCGTGCTGAAATATTCGAGCTCCATATCCGCGATCCGCGCTTCGAACGCGGTCGCAGCTGAGATGATGGCCTCCTGGAACTCGGGGATGGGTTCGACGCGCTTCACGAACATCGGCAAGCCGCCGCAGTAAGAAATGAAATCGATCCATTCCCGTCCGGTCACGAAAAGCCCGGTCTGCAGCTGGAGCATGTATTCCTCGGGCACCTCGTCCTGCGCGATCGTCTGGACGTGGTACTTGCCGCAGCGCGACTTGATCTCGATCAGGCCATCATCGCCGACCAGCCCATCGGGGCTATAGCCAATCGTGAAGCCGAGACTGTCGTTCGTAACAAAGCCTGTTTCGGTGACTTCGGCGAAGTGCTCGCGATAGGCCTCTCGCGCATAGATCTCGTCTTCCTGGCCGCGTAGCATTGCGTCAGACACATACTGCGGCTCGACGAAGCCGGTGATGCGCTGGAACAGGAGCTCGAACACATGCGCCCGGGTCTTGTCATTGTTCGCCACCTTCAAGGTAGGCGTCATGATGAGCTTGACCTCGGAGGCGCTCAGGATGCCACACCGAGCAGCGAGCCACTCCTCCGACCCCTGAATCAGATCGTCATGATACTTGATCGTCATCGAATTACCGGGCGGGCCTTGTTAGGTGCCCGCCCTTCCCTCAGTGAGAAACCATAAAAAACAGCGCGGCCGCAACGCCCCAGACGACTGCGTTCGACCAGATCAGGCCCGAATAGAGGCTGCTCCAGACGCTATCGTTCTTGAGGATGTCGAACAGTCGCGGTTCGTCGGTCACGAGCGGGCCATAGACATGCTCGCGGGCGCGGTCGGCGTAGGTGCCGTGGGTGATGCGGTGGGGGGTCATGGGCGCCTCCAATAAGCAGAATAGCCAGCGCGTCTTGAGCGGGACATATGGGTGTTGTGGTTATAGTAACCTCCCGCTGCCTGCTCTCGATCGTTGTCACTCATGCCTTCGTAGAAGGGATAAACGTCCTTTCCACAACTTGGGCAGCGCTGTTGGTGGTCGCAGATCGCGACTTCGCAACATGTCGTGAAAAATGTGCTGTTCGTTGGCGAGCAATAGAAAACACTACTCATCACACTTCCCCCTTGATGTTGCGCATCAGGCGCGTTTGCCTGGCGATGTCCTGCGTCTGCGGACTGGCCCCACAGTTCGGGCAGGTCCGTCGCGGCTCGCTCGCGGATGTGAAGATCATGGCCGTGCAGGCCGGGCATTCGTGGCCGGTCATTGCGCCCACCCCGCAGCCTTCTCGATCATGGCGACCTGGTTCATGTAGTTCGCCCGGTGAATGGCAGGATCGCCGCCTTCGATGCGGTAGAGCGTAACGAACAGCGTCCATGCCACGTCCTTGGCTTCCTGCGCCTCGTTCGGGGTGAGCGTCGGCCACTCGTGGCGCGCTTCACGGTCGGAGGCTTGCAGGAGGCGGGCTTGCTGGTGGGAGGTCATTGCCGAACCCTCCGCTCATGGCCGGCCATTTCGTGGTACATAACCTCATCAAGGCGGCGCATATCAAACGACTGTCCGCACACGATGCAATTCATGAAATGATCCGCTTCGTCCGTGACTTCCTTGTCGATGCGTACGCCGATAAAATCAGCGGCAAGATCAAGGGTCATTGCAGGACAATCGGGCGCATGAATATACACGCCAAAATTGCCATACCCACAATCGCAACTAATTCTTTTGGTGTTGCTCATGCCGCGTCATCCCGCTCAACCGCCTGAAACGGCTCCGAAGCCCATTCGGCAAGCTTCAAGATCGTCTCAATGCCAGCAGCATCGAGGAAAAGGGATATTTCGCAGGATTGCTGACACCAGCCAGCGCCTTGCCATGTGTCCGTTTCAGCCTTGAAGCTGTTAAAGAACTCAGCTTGCTGCTCGCCATCCCATCCGAGAAATACGGATGCCATCTCCTGCGGCGTTAGATCGCTGATCTCGAAAGTGCGCCGGATGCTCATGCCACATCCTCCCGCTCAACCGTCGAGGTGTCGAAAAAGTCGCTCGCCAACATCTTGGCAATCGCTTCCTCAAGCGTTCCAGCG